TGCAGTGTCCTATTTTAATATGGAAACTAGAGATTTAGATTATGAAGAAGTAGAAGCAGAGTCAGCTTATAGAAATAAATATGGATTACACGTTAAAAGAGTAAAAGCATTAGGTTGCACAAGTCGAGGTCAAGCTAGAAGATTTGCAAAAGCAATATTATTTACAGAACAAAGAGAAACAGAAGTAGTAACTTTTTCTGCTTCAATGGAATCAGGAATTGTTGTTAGACCTGGAACGATTGTCAGCATTGCCGATCCAGGGAGATCAGGAGTAAGAAGAGGAGGAAGAATTAATACTGCTACGACTACTCAAATAACTGTAGATGATTCAGATTCAACTGATTTATCTGCTGAAAACAACCCTAAATTAAGTGTAATACTACCAAATGGAACAGTTGAAACTAAAAATGTAACTGCAATATCAGGCAAGATAATTACTTTAGATAGTGCTTTAAGTCAGACACCAAATTCTAATAGTGTTTGGTTACTTGAAAACGATACTATTTCTGCTCAGTCTTTCCGAGTTATATCTGTCGAAGAAGTCGATGGTATTAATTATGGAATAACAGCACTAGCTTATGTAAACGAAAAATATGCGTTTATTGAAGATAATCAGCCAATTCCAGTTCAAAAAATTACAACTTTAAATCTTCTTAAGCCTCCTCCTAGTGGATTGTCAGCTAATGAAGTGATAGTTCTTATTAATAACCAGCCTGTATCTAAATTAATCGTTAGATGGCAGCCTGTAACTGGTGTTTCAAACTATTTAGTTAACTATAGATTTAAAGATAATAATGTTGTCTCGACTACAACCAGTAGTCCTGATTTTGAAATTGTTAACTCACAGGTTGGAGCTTATGAAGTATCTGTTCGTAGTTTAAATGCTGCTCTAGAACCTAGTGCTACAGATGCTAGTGATACTTTTAATGCTGTTGGTAAAACTGCTGTTCCTGCTGATGTCACAGGACTAACGGGAGAACCAATAAATGATAAACAAGTACGATTACGCTGGAATTTAGCAACAGATTTAGATGTTACTCATGGTGGCCGTGTTTATGTAAGACACTCTTCAAAGACCGATGGAACGGGATCTTTTTCTAACGCTACTGATTTAGTAAAAGCATTAGCTGGTAATACAACCTCTGCTGATGTTCCACTTCTTGAAGGAGAGTATATTTTAAAATTTCAAGATGATGGGGGTAGATTTAGTGCTGGTGAAGCAAGTGTAATTTTAGACTTACCCGATACTCTTGATGCAAAATTAATCCAAACAAGAAGAGAAGATTTAGATGTTCCAAAATTTCAAGGAACAAAAACTAATGTTGCTTTTGATGCCCCAACAAATTCTTTAAATCTTACTGGTGTAGGACAATTTGATAGTATTACAGATTTTGATTTAGTTTCATCTCTTGATGATGTAGGAGGTATTGCACCATTAGGTACTTATGAATTTGGTGGAGCACCAGGAAGTACTACTTTAGATTTAGGAGATGTGTATAGTCTTGATTTGAAACGTCATTTCTTAACAGAAGCATTTTATCCTTCAGATTTATTTGATTCAATACCAGATTTAGACGCAAGAGGAGACTTTGAAGGATTAACTGCAACTGAAGTAAACGCAGAAATGCTAGTTCGTGTTACTCAAGATAATCCTAATAGTGGATCTCCTACTTATTCTGGTTTTCAGACTTTTACAAATGGAACTTATAAAGGAAGAGGTTTTCAGTTTAAAGTAAATCTAACAAGTGATGATCCAGCACAGGATATTAGAGTTTTCCAACTAGGTTATACAGCTTCTATGCAAAGAAGAACAGAACAGAGTCTTGCAACTACAGCAAGTGGAGCATCAGCAAAAGCAGTCACGTTCCAAAGCCCCTTCTTTACTGGAACATCTGGTCTTGGTGGTGTAAATAGTAGCTTACCTTCTGTCGGTATTACTGCACAAAATATGCAGTCTGGAGACTTTTTTGAAATATCAAGTGTTTCTGGAACGGGTTTTAGTGTTCACTTTAAAAATTCTTCAAATGCTTCAGTTGATAGAAATTTCACGTATCAGGCTGTCGGATTTGGTAAAGCAAGTTAGAATAAGATCAATATTTGTTTTTTAGATGGCTAGACCAGGTTCGACCACCAGCGAAACGGGTAATAATTACAATACCGCCAATGGAACGGGTGCGGCAGTTCGTACGAAATTAAATGAAATATTTACAGCATTAAGAACATTAAGTTCTGGAAGTAGCGACCCATCAGGAGCAGCAAATATAGCTCAGTTTCAACCTCATATAAATACATCCACTAATGAATTAAAAATAGCAACAGCAGTCTCAGGTGATACTGCAACTTATGTTGTTTTAGGAAAAATAAACGAAGCAAACTTTGGTCATGCAGCATTATCAGGGTCTACATTTACAGGAAAAGTAATTCATAACTATACGTCTAGTTTAACGATACCTTCTGGTACGACAGCCCAGAGAGATGGTAGTGCTGCTGTTGGTATGTTTAGACATAACTCAACATTAAATCAGTTTGAAGGCTATAACAATGGTGCTTGGGGTGCTATTGGTGGAGGTGCTGGAGCTACTGGAGGAGGAACTGATGAAGTGTTCTTTGAATCAGATACTAACGTAACAACAAACTATACAATTACTTCTGGAAAAAATGCACATACAGTAAGCCCTGTTATAAATAGTGGAGTTACTGTGACTGTGCCTTCTGGCAGTTTATTTGTTATTCTTTAATTATGAGCTTAGAACTTTCTGGAACAACTGGTGTTAAAGGTGTAGCTGGATCAGTTTCCGCACCAAGTGTCGTTGGAGATGACACAAATACAGGAATAAGCTTCCCTTCTGCTGACACTATCAAGTTTTCAACTGGTGGTGTTGAAAGAATGTCGATTACAAATAGTGGTTTAACAGGAGATGGTTCGGGACTAACAGGAATAGGTGGTGGCAAAATTCTTCAAGTAGTGCAAACACAAATACTTACATCAAGTAGTACTGCAAGTCAAAGTTTTGCTGACACAGCATTGGTAAGAACAATAACACCTTCTTCATCTTCTAACAAAATACTTTGTATGGTTGATATGAAAATGAGTGGAAGTGGAGAAAGTTTTTTAAAACTAGTAAGATTTGTGGGCGGAACAGGTTATAACATTGCGTATAGTACTGTAAATACAACATATACAGCCAATCAAGGATTTTCTTCGACTTATCATACGACCAGTTATGGTAATTATTATGACTTTCGTTCAGTAACAGTTAGCACTTTAGATACAGCAGTATCAGCAGCAGAACATAGTTATAGAGTTCAATGGAGAGCACAACAAGGAACTGTCTATATGAATAGAACAGCATATCACACAGGTACACTTAATTATTCTGGTAGTGGCTGTTCAACTATTACTCTTATGGAGGTAGCAGCATAATGGCAATTTATGACCATGAAGCTATTTATAAGGCTTATCCAGAAGTTAAAAGTATTCAAGATGATGTAGGTGCTTTTAAAGATGATGGGGTTACTCAGGTAACTCTAGTTCAATCTGATATAGACGCTGCAAGAACCACACTAAATACTGAAGCAGCAGCTATTGCATATCAATCTACAAGACAACCTCTTTATCCATCTTTGGGAGACTTTGCAGATGCTATGTACTGGAATAGTAAGGGAGATTCAAGTAAACTAGAAGCATACTATACAGCTTGTGAAAAAGTTAAAACCGACAATCCCAAGCCTAGTTAATTATGGCAAGTATTAAACTAAAACACGCATCAGGTAACGGCACTATTTTAAATAGTCCAGCGGCTAATCCTACCAATGATGTAACTTTAAAATTACCATCTACAAGTGGATCGGCTGGTCAAGTTTTAAAAGTAGCAAGTGCAAACCATAGTGCAACAAATGCAGAACTTGAATTTGGTGCGGATGTAGGAGGAAAGTTATTACAAGTTGTTAGCCATCAACTTCCTTCAACTTTTACAAGCACTTCAACAAGTCATACAGATGTAACTGGGTACAGCAAAGCTATCACACCAACGGCTGCAAGCAGTAAAATAAAAGTTACTTTTAGTTTTGATACTGATATTGATAATACAACAAATAACACTAGTGTCGGAATTTTTATTGTTGCTAGACAAATTGCAAGTGGTTCATTTTCTGATATTGCTGGAATAATACTTGGAGCAAATAGTGTTGGCCAAGGAAATTATTATACTAGTAGTGCGGTTATTTATCTTGATTCGCCATCATATACTCTTGGCAATGCTATAACTTACAAAATGCATGTACAACTTCTTTCTTCTGGAGCTACTATTAGTGTTAGCAATAGTAATTACCCAAGAACATCAACTATAACTTTAGAGGAAATTGCAGCATGATTTATACAAAAACAAAAGCATTAGTTAGTTTAAAACCTAATAAACAATTTACTTGGAGTGGTGAAGAATACTCTGGCTTAACATGGCTTGAAAGCGAAACAAAACCAACCGAATCTGAAATAGATGCTGAAGTAACAAGGTTAACTAATGCAGAAGGAATGAGATTATTAAGAGTAGAAAGAGATAAATTATTAGCTGCTACAGATTGGCGAGCTAGTTCTGATTTAACACTTGCAGATGCTTGGAAAACATATCGTCAAAGTTTGCGTGATCTACCAGCCAGTTCATCGCCAGCACTTGATTCAAGTGGTAATTTAGATATGTCATCTGTTACTTTCCCTACTGTACCTAGTTAATTATGTCAGAGATCAAGGTAAATTCGATAAAAGGGGTAGGAGCTAGTGCTGCTGCTATTACTGTCAACAATTCTGATGGAACGTGTACTGCCAACATTACCAATAACCTAAGTAATCGTAATTTAATAATTAACGGAGCTATGCAAGTGGCTCAACGTGGTACGTCAACTACATCTTCTGGCTATAATACTGTTGATAGATTTAAATATACTTCCGGAAATACAGGAAATACAGTAACACAAGCACAAGTTGATGTTGCAAGTGGAACTACTCCTTATACTTTAGGTTTTAGAAAAGCTTTAAAAATAAGTATGTCTGGAGCAGGTACAATAAATAATAATAGTTATATTGATAGTTTTCAAAAGATAGAAGCTCAAAATGTGGCAACTTCTGGTTGGAATTATCTTTCTTCTTCTAGTAATATTACAGTTTCTTTTTGGGTAAAAGTTAGTACAAATCAAACTTTCTATGTAAGATTATATGCAGATGATACTGGTAGTAAAACTTATTGCTTTAGTTATACAGCATCAGGAAATAATACTTGGACAAAAATAACAAAAACGATTCCTGGAAATGCTAATTTACTTTTCAATACTGATAATGGAGAAGGATTAAGAGTTCAATTTTATATGTTTTACGGAACAGATTATACTGGAAGTCGTAATTTAGATGTTTGGGAAACCGCAGGTAGTTCACATACTCCCGACCAAGCAACTACATGGTACACGGCAGGAGCAAGTACTTGGGAAATGACAGGATTACAGGTTGAAGTTTCAGATCATGCGACCTCGTTTGAGCATAGGTCATTTGCTCAAGAGCTTGCTTTATGTCAGAGGTATTATCAAAAATTCGTAGATGCTGTTACAGGTGCTAATAAAGTAGCAATCGGATGTCAATATACTAGCTCACAACTTTATGGATTTATAAGATTTTTTTGTGAAATGAGAGCAGCACCTACTATAGATCAAGGTAGTGCTTCTGGTAATAATTATGCAGCTTTTTCAGCAGCTTATCCTAATGGTGTTGATTTTAATAGCTTTAATGGATTCACAGGAGAAAATACTAGAGGTACAGGAATATATGTAAATAGTGTATCAGGCACAGCAGGGCAATCCGTAATTATTGATGTAAAAAATAGTACAGGCGGCTACATAGCTGCATCTTCGGAGCTTTAAACTATGGCATATCCAACAGACCCAATTTACAAATTTATTACTGACCCATTAAGAGGGGTAGTAAATGGTGTAAAAACAGAAACTTCTTCACAGGTTAAACTTATTCCAATAGACGAAGGAAACACCGACTACCAAGAGTACCTCGAATGGGCAAAGACTAATACAGCCGAAGCTGCTGATTAATTAACCTTATCTTGCATCTGCCTTGTCATTATCCCCATCGTGACGTAGAGAGGTGCTAATGCACAGATTCCAGCGAAGGTTATAATAGTGACAGGCATTAATGCTTTTAAAAATGCTTCTTTTATCATGTTTCAAAAAATAGCTAACATTCTTAGTATAGTTTCCTTTGTTTTGGTGTCATCTGTCATCGGTGGAAGCTACTTTGGTTATAAATATGTAACATCAGAACAGTTTAAAACAAAATTAATGAACGAAGTCTTAGGTAATGTACAAGGACTTATGCCAAAGATGTTAGACCAAGGATTACCTGATATGACAGGCCCATCTCTACCCACAACAAAACTTCCTAAGTTCTAATGAATTGTTATTGGTGCAATACAGAATTAATAATAGGTGGTGACATTGATATCGAAGATGGGATGAATGGTTATCCCGAATTTTCAATAATGACCAACTTATCCTGTCCTAAATGTTTTTCGGAAGTAGAAATATTAAAGAAACGAGATGCTTTTGATTGATGGTATTTGGATTTTTAAAAAAATTAGTTAAATATTACATAGATAAATTAATTAATTGGTTAAGAATGAAAAGATTTAACTTAGAACTAGATAATGACATAAAAAAATATCACGAAAAATTAGATAAAAAAGTAAAAAAACCTAAGATTGTAGAAACTGGTAAATTTGGAGAAGATGGCTGGTTTATTTCTATAGGAGATGTAGAAGATGGAGATACCTGAGATTATAATTCCAGAGATTCCAACTGTTAATCATTATATTTATACTCCTTTACCCGTATTAAACGTACCTTTACCTAATATTGATCTACCAGGCTGCGTAAAGACGCATAGAGATGCTTCGGTTACAAACACACAGATAATAGAAGATGATGTTAATGGAGCGTTTTATAGCTGCCCAGAAGGAAAAATACCTTCTTTCGTTCCAATAAATTATGACCGAAAAATGATAGAGATTGTAGAGCAAAAACAAGAACAACCTATCACAACACCTGAGATACCAAAATCTAAAACACCTGAAATACCCAAGACACCTGAAAAGAAAGAAGAAATAAAGTTAGAACCCTGTCCTGGTAAAGGGGATCAAAGAGTTGGAGACTTTCGTAACGAAAAACGATTGGAACGTGTCATCGGACATAAAAGAGGCGATGATTTAATTGAGTGTATAACGCTTTATGAAAACGTCCCATTTAAAGATCAGTACATTCCAGAAGTTTCTACTCTTGTATCTACTGCTGTTATCGGCTTGGTCGCTGCCAGTAGTCCATTACTTCTTAACGCAGTCAAACCTTTAGTAAAACAAATAGTAAAAAAGCTCACAAAAAAGAAAGATAAGGTAGAATAAAAAAACCCTGTTTATTTTGGCGAAGGATAGGGTGTCTAGGTAGGCAAGTTAATACCCGTGCTTGCCTACTGCTTTAATTTATGAATATGTGGTAATACTTGATTAGCCTTTGGTACTAAATAAATATCCTTACAAACATCAAAAAATGGGCTGGATTTAGCAATCATAATACCTTCTTGTTTTAGCTTTCCACATTCACGAATCCGAGCAATCTGCCAATCTAATCGTTTATTTTCCAGTACTTGTTTTTGTATATTAATCT